CCAAATAGTTTGGAGATCTATGGAGGTGCAGAATGGTTAAAGCATATTTTAATACGAACAAGCATAGCGAATGGGTAGCTACGTTTGATACAGAGGAGATATACGATGTGTGTTGGCCTCATTTAGAAAAATTAGCTAAAAAGCATAGAATGTCTCTTGTTGATTCTGTAATAGAAGATAAAAAAGAACAATTTTATGAATGGCTAAACGAATGTCCCGTTAGTTGGAATAGAGACAGTACAGATGATGATGGAGATGATGAAATCCAAGTCATTGGTTTTACAGTTCCAAAGGAGGTTCAGAATGAAACTAATAACCTTTAAAATCCAAGACGGAGAAAACTCTTACGAGCAATACAGTATAATTACTAAAAACATGACTGAAAAGGAGATGCTTGAAGAGGTTTATGGCGATGTTTCAGATGACTATAGGGAATACAAAGTTTCTTATTGTTCTGATATAACACAAGAACAAGCGTCTGTGCTTCAAAAATTTGGCATAGCGTATTTTAATTAAGGAGGACAAAAATGAACAGAGTTAAAATTATATTTCCCAATGACGATCCAAGATGGAATTATGTCAGGGGTGCTTTTCCAAAAACTATAGGCGAGGCATATGAATGTTGGAACCATATTTCTTGTGGCCTAGCTGAGGAAAGTTTGTGGGAAGACGGAGAACTTTCTTTGAAAGAGAGAAACCAAAAGGAGCGAGGCATCTTACAAGATGCCAAGCTTTTGTTTACTCGTTTCAAATGTCCAAAAGATATAGCGGACAGTTCTGATTATGATCTTTCAAAGTTTGTGGAGGGTTAAATGAATAATCTATCTAAAGAAGAGCTAAACTTGTTGCAAAGCTGTGTGACTGAAATGAGAGCCATATTGTCTACGGGTCTTTCTCAAGGTGTTGATGCAGTAAACTTTAAAACTCAGTATGGGTTTAGTTATGAAAACGAAGCCGATTTAAAAAAAGATATTAGGGCGTTGAGAGCTTTGGAAAAAAAGTTTGAACCAATAAAAATCCACATAGCTTGGGGTAGCTCTAAACACTTAGACGATGTCAAAGAATATACTTTTGATAGCGAAGAAGAATACCTAGCTTTTTTGAAAGGCGTCGATGAATCTAATGGTTGGTTGGACTACGATACCATAGGAAACCATCAATGTAATTGGCCTAATATTGAAATGTGGAAACGTCAATATTGTCCAGAGGAGAAAAGCAATGGCTGAAAAAATAATTATTGTAGATGATAAAGGAGAGGAACATCAATTTACTAAAATTAGTGATTTAGTGGCATATGCAAACTCTTTTCAAATGTCTTGGTTACCTGATGGACATACTTGGCATATATAAACAATTAAAAATACTGCAAAAAAATAAAGAAAGGAGGAAATATGTTTTTTCTATTTGATTGGATAGGCAAACTTTTATACGGTGAAGACTACGATAAGTATAAAAAAAGACCACCAAAAACAATTAAGCGTAGACGCTAACAAAGAGGCCGTGATTGACACGGCCTTTTTTATTTAGTAAAAGTATGGGATAAATCACATATATAGGAGAAATTAATGTTTCTAAATAAAGACCAACTTAAACACCTAGATAAAAACGGGTGGATACCTATGAACACCAAAGACGGAACGGCTTGGTTCGGGGGTAAAACACATTATAAACTTGCAGACTACATTAAAGATTATGAAACAGATGAAAGATCACTTGAAAACATAGACTTTTTAGTTATTGCATATTCAAAAAATGAGGAGGACTAAAATGCAATATGAACAAGCGAAACAAAAGCTTATTGATAAAATTGATTCATTAGAGGGTAGAGATCTAATGTATTTTTTAATTCAAGAATGTATGGACAGCCAATATCAAGATCCTGATTTATATTATGTTATGCAACTACTGGACGGAGGAGACGGAATAACTCAGTTTTTGTGCGATCATATTGGAGATCATACTGTTAGAAATTATTTAAAGGAGTGTATTAATGAAAACGACAGACGATAAAAATGCTATGACATTCGATCAAAAATTATGGGATAGCGCCCACGAACAAAACCCAGTTTATAAGTTTATGGTTTTTTATGACTTATTGACCGTTTGGTTTAATGATCCAAAGTTAAAAAGATTTACATATTATGAAGATATTTTTTATCATATATCTAAAACTATTGAGCAGTATGAAAAATCTGATTATGCGAAAGACTACACTCAGTCAGAACTAGCTTGTATGATAGAATATCTGGAAGACAAATTTGAACACAAAATATCTAAAGTATGGAGGGTGCAAAACAATGTTAAAATTAATTAAAAAATCAAGAGCGAAAAAAACTACGAATTGCGCAGTAACATATAGAGCGGGTGGAGCTGACAAATTTTCAACTTGCCCAATCGATTGTAATTTAAAACCTGACACTTCAGCGGGTGCAACTGAAATAGATTATAGCTATCTTGATGCAGTATCTGACGCCGTCCCAAAAGGCGGCGTTAGTTTTACTTATTCACATTTTAACCCTAGTTTATGGAAACATAAATTAAAGATAGGTAAGACTGTTATAAACTATTCAGCAAAAAACTTAGCCGACTTGTTTTTAAATTCATTCGTACCCGCAGTAATAAACGTAAAAGAAACATTCTGGAAAACAAATGGCAAATCAGAGACTATTAACAATCATAAAATAGTTAGATGCCCCGCAGAATATACCAGTACAGATTGTAATACTTGCGGAAATGGAAAACCTTTATGTAGTCGTATGGATAGAAACTTTATTGTAGGGTTTACCGATCACGGCGTTTATAAGAAAAAGGCGGGTAGTATAATGGAAAATGGCGGTTGTTATGCAACTGGTGGAAATGTTCTACTACATTGGAACGCCACGACGCAGACAGCTGATGAAGATCCTGATGAACTTAAACTTTTAAAATTTGCTCAGGAACTACCATATGGAACTGTATTAAGGCATCACATAGCGGGAGATTTTGGAAAATGTTAGATTTGATTGAATGTTTAGTTTGTACATATGTTTATGAAGAAAAAGAAAAATTTATAGAAAAATGTCCAAATTGTAATAATTCAGATATTGAACAAACTATTTATTTAGCACCTGAGTCAGAGATCTACAAAAACTATAAAAACTAAAAACTTTACATATAAGATAAATTGTATACTATTTAAGCGGGGCATCACACCCCGCTTTTTTTAATTGCATTTTACATAGGAGAAAAATATGCGACATTTAGAAAACGAAAATAGATCTTTAGAAGATATGCTTCATGTTATTACTGAGCAAAATAAAATGAAGCAAGACTACATAGCGCCGACTAATCAGCTTCAGTTTAGAACTTTGCAGAATGAAGGAGAAACTGCACATAGTCAGATTGTCATGGAAGCAAACCAAGGCGAGCCGACTAAAATACTTAATGTTAATCAGCATTGTTTCGACCAAATAGCACAAAAGGCTGAGATAGCAACTCCAACGGCTAGACGTCTACAACAAAACTATCCTAGAGAAATGGATAATTTGATTAATGCTATATGGCAAAAAGAAAATTCTAAACGTATGGTTAGAACTTTTGAAAATTCAAATCATGCAAACCCGTTTAATTATGATAATCATACGGGTACCGCTAGAGCTTTCTTATCTGATAAGTTTAAGACTTTTGATAATTCTGATTTATTGGAATCAGCTTTACCAACACTTGGAGAGTCTGACGCTTGCTGGAAAATAGTTAACTTTGCCAATACAGATAAAAAACTTTACATACGTTTAAAATCTGAAGTTATACAAGCTGATGCAGGAGTTGGCGATTTAATGGCGCATGGAATTGGAATTAGCAATTCAGAAACGGGGTCAGGATCAGTAGCCGTATTTGGTATAAATTGGACGTTAGCTTGTACAAATGGTATGCAAACCGAAAACGTAACCCGTAAAGCACATATAACGTCAGCGAGGGACGGCGATACTTGGAATGTATTAACCGACGAAACTAAACAAGCCGACAACCACAGCTTAAAACTTCAGCTCAGGGATATTGTTAGCTCATATGCTAGTAGAGATGCTTTTGACGAAAACATTGAAAAAATGAAAAGAGCTAAAGAAGACATAGTTAACGTACCTATGAATGAATCAGTCGAAAATTTAGGAAAAGTTTTAACTTTATCTAAAAAAGAAACTAGCAATGTATTAGAGGGTTTACTTCAGACAATAGGACAATCCGGGTATGAGCAAAACCAAAAGATTAATAGGGCAACACTTGTTAACGCTTGTACAGCTGTAGGTAATACTGCTGATCCTGACAATGTTGATTTTTGGCAACGCCTAGGAGGGAAAGTTTTAAACCTAGGTAAAACCGACTGGAATAGGGTAGCAATGGCAAGTTAAAAACTACCCACATATTAACGCCGATTAAAGCCCCGTCCAGACGGGGCTTTTATTTTTTGTGCTTTTATGTATAATATCCCATATCACAAACTATGTAGGAGGCTTTTATGCCAAAACAATTTATTTTAAAGTTAACAAATAAAGAACTTGAATTATTTGAAGAAGCGCTTGATGGAATAGCTAATGATATGTTAGCTGAGTCTGAAGAATCACCAAAAGCAAATTGGTATTACACACCGAGCAAAAGAAAAACTTTTTCAAGTTTGACAACTAAAATTTCAGAAACAAAATATGGAGGATAAGTAAATGAAACGACAATATAAAACATATGAAGAAAACCCCACCGAATGGGAAATAAGTTTAGGGTCAATATATGTAGATCTTGAAACGGCTAAAAAAGTAGAAAATTTTGATCGTAAAGAATTTAAAAACTGGCTACATAAATTAGTAGACCGAGATGAGATTGAAATAACTGAAATATATAATCCTGACATTGATGAACATTTAACTCATTACTTAGAGCAAAATCCAATGGGTTATGGGTTATATTTAAAATCTGAAAAAGGATTTACTCAGGATGGTTTTTATATGACTGAAGAGGACGCTCTTTGGTATCAAGAGGAACGAGCTGAAGAAATGCCTGAGATTGAAACTTTTATATTTAAAACCCATGATAATGAAAACGATGAGGACGATTATAATGAAAGCGAAGATCCACACATTCCAAGTATACATGAGGATCAATACTCTTTTAAAGATCACGAAGAATAAACTTTATCTGGAAACAGCTGACAAAAGACCCGTTAATTGACTTTAACGGGTTTTTTTTGTACTTATTAAAAATCACATTTAACTTTATAGGAGAAAAAACTAATGGCACTACATTATAATTATAAAGAATGTAATTTAGACGGCGTATCAGATCAGATAATTACTGAAATGATTTACTGCACAATGGTTATTGAAATTGGACACTTTACCGAGGAAAATATTAAGGAAGTTTTTTATAGAATTTCTATAGCTGAAATGTTTAACGGTTGCCCTTTTCATTATGAACCAAAAACATTTAAATCAATACTTGCTGATATGGATTTATTGAAAAAGTTTATAGGTTTAAAAACAAACTCAGGTAATACACCCATGAGAAAATGGTTCAGTAAAAAGTTAAAAGAACAACAGATATTAGACGCTAGAGAGGAGAGATTAAACAATGCCAAAAGATAAATTAAATTTAGATCAGCTTATGAACAATTTAAATCAGGTAGGTTTAAACGTCATAAATTTTGATGAACATTTTCAAGAGCAGTTCTTTAACAAAAAAGAAAACGAAAAAAGCGAAGATAAAAAAGATAATTTAAAAAAATAAACTTATCTGGAACAGCTGTAAAACCCGTTAATTGACTTTAACGGGTTTTTTATTATTATATGGGATAAATCACATTTTAACATTATAGGAGTTTTAAAAATGTCTAGACAATATCCAATTTGGAATATTATTACAGCTTGTATTTATAACAGCTGTAAAAGTTACGGAGTAAAAGAAACCGGAGAAGTAGAAGTTAGAGTCGGCACCAGTTCAAAAAATAGTCATTTATTTTTGAAACATTGCACAACCCACCGACTACACGAAAACGGCGATAGAGAATTTCATTTTTATATCGATAAGCAATTAATAAAAAGAGCTGTACTTCATAAAGGAGAATCAGAGCTTCAATTTTATGATGGAGGATATAAAACCGATTCAAAATATTTGAATACGCCGATTAAAAACGGAGTCTTAAATTGATGTTACATTTATTATTTCATATATTTTGTTTTATATCTTTTTTGTTATTTGGCTTTTACGTTTTAATTGCTTTTTCATAAATTAGATAAAACATAAAACGAATTAAGCGCCGTTATTTAACGGCGTTTTTTTTATTTATTAACCGACCATAAACAGCCTTACGGCGTCCAGACGTTAATTAGTATTAAATAGTTAATTAAGGCGCCATGAGACGCCCACACAAAGCCGAAACCTATGAAACATTAATAACATTACATAAATCATAATTAATGATTCGTGCAGCTTGTAACGGAACCCAAAAAAAAAACGGCAGCGAAAACGAAAAGCGCAGCGGTAGCAGCTGCAAAAATAAACGTAGTTTTTTATTAATCGTCCGGGATTCGTGCGCCGTGATCCACGAAACAAGCGCCGTGATCCACGGCAACCAGTCCGAAAAACTAGCACCGTTATAGAAGCTGTAGCGCCCTAGGATCCTTGGAAAATAGAGGCTAATTCTTTAATTTTACTTTAAGATTCAGGCGTCCAAATGCACGGCGCACGGGCGTTTGCCTGCGGTAGCTAGTGCCAAGTTTTTCACGAACAATTAGATAAAATTTGAAATAGCGATTAACTATAGTATAATAAGCCATAAATCGCATAAACTAAGATACGTTAGGGGCCCCTATATGGAAGTTACATCACACGACGAGAGACGCTTAAAACTCGAACTACGTTTAGCGCAGTTGGAGAAGAATGAAACTTGTCAAAAACAGTTTTTATCATTTGTCAAAACCATCTGGCCGAGCTTCATACAGGGCAGGCACCACGAGATCATAGCTGAGAAGTTAGAACGAGTGGCGCGTGGAGAACTGAAACGTCTAATCATCAATATGGCACCTCGTCATACTAAATCAGAGTTTGCATCCTTTTTGTTTCCAGCATGGATGATGGGCAAAAATCCGAACATGAAGATCATTCAGGCGACACACACCACGGAACTAGCAGTCAATTTTGGTCGTAAGGTAAAAAACCTTTTGGACACGGAAGAGTTTCGTGAAGTTTTCCCTGATGTAAAGTTAGCAGCTGACAGTAAAGCGTCTGGAAGATGGGACACGAACAGGGGCGGCATGTATTATGCTGTTGGTGTTGGATCAAACTTAGCTGG